AGAACGTGAACAACCCCACGCAACTGTCCTGCCACGCGAGCGGGACCGCGATCGACTGGAATGCACCGGATCACCCGAACGGGTCCGGCGGGACGTTCACCGACGCGCAGGTCGGGACGATCTATCAGATTCTCGCCGAGGTCGAGGGCGCCGTGTCCTGGCTTCAGGGTTACGACGAAATGCATTTCGAGATATGCGTGGACGCAACGACTCTGGCCGGTGTCGCCGCCCGGCTCGGCGCCGGCCCGACGCCGCCGACGCCGCCCGACCCCGAGCCACCCGAACCGCCCGAGCTGGAGGACGACATGCCCCGCAGGATCATCACCGTTTACGACAACGACTCCGCGGTCGGGATGGCCCTGGACGGGCCGACCGGCGTCGTCGGGCTGAACAACGAGCACGAGCTGAATTGCGTCAAGGCCGTGATCGGCGAGGACTCCGTCGCGAACTCGACCGAGATTCTCCGGTACAACGAGGTACTGGCCCGCGGCGCCGCCGCGCTCCGTGGCGAGTGACCGACCCGCTGTTCGTCGCGCTGCCCGGGCCGCTCGGCCCGTTCCGCCGTGCGCTGGACACGCACACGGGCGAGCTGGCCGCCGAGGTCGAGCTGGACCCGGTGCTGCTGCTGCTGGTCCAGTCGCTCGCCGACCGGGTCGACGTCGCGAACGCGACGCACCGGGACCGCGGTTTCGTCATGCTGTCCGCCGAGTTCCGGGCGGCGTTCCGTGACCTCGTCGGCGACCTCGCCCGCGACGCCGGCCCGGATCCGCTCGACGTCGCGCTGGCCGAGTTCCGTCGCGCCGAGGCGGATCACGCCGCGGGACCGGACCCGGGTCACTGATGGTGACGCCGGCGCGTTCGTCGCGCACCTGCACGGCCGGCCGTGGAAGCCGCATCAGCGGATGGTCGCCGACCTGCTCGGCGAGCGCACCCCGGACGGCGGCTACGCCTACCCGGTAGGCGTGGTGCTATTCCCGCGACAGACCGGGAAAACGACGTTCGCGTTCGACCTCGCGATGGGCCGGTGCATCGCCGAGCGGGACTACCGGGCCGCCTACACGGCGCAGACCGGGCACGTCACGACCGAACGGTTCGGCGAGCGGATGGGCGAGCTGGCCGGCACCGCGCTGGGCCGCCGGGCGCAGCTCCGCCGCTCGCAGGGCACCGAGCGGGTCGCGTTCGGCAATAGCTACCTGAAAGCGTTCCCGCCGCGGGACGGCGCGCTCCGCGGGTCGGCGCTCGACCTCGTCGTGATCGACGAGCCGCAGGAGATCGACGCCGAGCTGGGCGTCGCGCTGGACCAGACGATCCTCCCGACGTTCACGACCCGGCCGCGCCGGCAGCTCATTCTCATCGGCACCGCCGGCACCGATCAGTCGGCGTTCCTGGCCCGCTACCTCGCGATGGCCCGGGCCGGCGCCGCCGGCGTCGCGCTGGCCGAGTTCGGCGCCGAGGACGACGACGACCCGACCGACCCGGACGTCTGGCACCGCCGCCACCCCGGGCTCGCCGCCGGGCTGACCGACGTCGGCGCGCTGTCGTCCGCGCTGGCCGTGATGGGCCCGGAGTCGTTCGCCCGGGAATACCTGTGCGTGTGGGTCGCGTCCGGTTCACGGCTGATCCCGGCCGCCGACTGGACCGCGATACGTCACCGTGACGCAATACCCGCCGATGGTTCCCTGCCGGTGCTCGGCGTTGACGTCGCCGTGGACCGCTCGGCCGCCGCGATCGTGGCCTGCTGGCCGGCCGCCGGCACGTCGGCGCCGGTGCTGGAGGTGGTCGACTACGCGCCGGGCGTGTCCTGGGCGGCGCCGCGGCTGGCCGAGCTGGTCGCCGCGCATCACGCGCCGGCCGTGCTGGCCACCGCGGCCGGCCCGGCGCTGACCGTCGTCGCCGACGCCGGCCGGCTCGGCGTGACCGTCCGCACCCTGACCGACCGGGAGTTCACCGCGGCGTGCGCCGGGCTGCTCGACCGGGTCGCCGACCGCACCGTGTGGCACCGCGGCGAGCCGGCGCTGGACGCCGCGGCCGGCGGCGCCGGCCGCCGCGTGTCCGGTGACGGCTGGGCGTTCTCCCGGCGCAGCTCGACCGCCGAGGTGTCCCCGCTGGTCGCCGCCGCCCTGGCCCTGTACGCGCACGGCGACCGGCCGCCGCCGCCGGTCCGGCCCGAGGCGTACGCCGGCTGACCGTTGACACCGTGCACGTACGTTGACACGTACGTGACAGCGATCACGGCGCCGAAGGGTTGCCCCCGTTGACACGTACGTGTCAGGATAGAGGTGCAAGGCGAGCGGATGGGCCGCTCGCCTCACACCCCCGGGAGTCAACATGACCGCCGCACACCGCGTCACCTCACCCGTCCTGTCCGCGCTGGAGTCGACCTGGGCCGCGATCGTCCGCCGACACCCGGAGCTACCCGTCGTGGCGTTCGCGATCGGCTCCGGCACGGCGAACGCGCCGGCCGGTGCGCTGATGACGGCGGGTCATTTCGCCCCCGGCCGCTGGGCCCGGGAGTCGACCGGCGTGCTCGTCGCGGCGTCGGCTGCCGCCGGCCCGGCCGCCGCCTATGACGTGCCAGAGGTGTTCATCGCAGGCGAGCTGCTGGCGCTGGGCGCCGAGCAGGTGCTGGCCACGATGCTTCACGAGGCGGCGCACGCGCTGGCCGCCGTCCGGGAGATCACCGACACGTCCCGACAGGGCCGGTATCACAACGCGAGGTTTCGCGAGCTGGCGACCGAGCTGGGCCTGTCCGTGGCGAAGGTCGGGACGATCGGCTGGTCCGGGACCGAGCTGACCGAGCAGACCAGGGCCGCGTACCGGGCGCAGCTCGTGACGCTGGGCAAGGCGACGCTGCACCGCCGGGGCGAGTCCCGCGGCGAGGCGACCGGCCGGAAGTCGAACAACAACGGCGCGGCGCTGTCCTGCCCGACGTGCGGCCGCAAGCTCCGGGCCAGCCGCAGCTCGGCCGACGCCGGCGAGATCGTCTGCTGGCCCTGCCTGACCGACCGGCTCGACCCGGAGCTGGCCGACGAGCTGGCCGAGCTGCTGGCCGGCGCGACGTTCGCCGCCGAGGACGCCGCCGAGGACGCCGAGGGCGAGGACGACTGACCGAGCCGGCCGCGGGCCCGCACCCCTGACCGGGTGCGGGCCCGCCGGCGTTTGCGCAGGTAATCACACGTCTGTGATTCAACGTTTCACGTTTGTCGGTATCCGGTGGTTGGGTCAGTGATGTGCGGAATATCCCCCGGGTCGATTGCGGCTATTCGTCGTTCCTGCCGATCTGCCCGGCGTGTTCCTGGCGCGGGCTGCCGCGGGCGTCCCGGGACGCCGCCGCCGTGGCCGCTGACCGGCACGCCGTGAGCGTGCACGCCGACCCCGTTGCCCGGGCCGCCGCCGATGCCCGCCGCCGCCGACAGTTGGCCGGTGCGGCGTGAGCTGGCTCGGCGGGCTGGGCCGCACGGCGGCGCTGGCGCTGAGTGTTCCTACGGCGCAGGTGCTTTCACCCTGGGCTGATGACTCGTTCCTGGAGCGGGTCGTCGTCCCCGATCTCTGGCCGGCCGGCTCGCCGGCGCCGATGACCCGCGGCGAGGCGATGCAAGTGCCCGCCGTGTCCAGGGCCCGGCATCTGATCTGCGCCACCGTGGCCAAGCTGCCGCTGGTCGCGCTCCGCGGCGCCGACCCGGTCCCGGATCAGCCCTACTGGCTGTATGGCACGGACGGGCAGCTCGGCGCGCTGTCCGACGACGACCGGGTCCGGTACGGGCTGCCCTGTGGTCAGTCGCCGTTCCAACGGATGCTAGCGACCGCCGACGACCTGCTGTTCTGCGGCTGGTCGCTGTGGCTGGTCACCGCGGCCGACCCGGATCGCCGGCCGCTCCGCGCGGTGCGCATCCCGTACGGGCTGTGGGACGTCGACGGCGATGGCGCACTGGTCGACCAGGACGGGCAGCCGTTCGACGCCGGCCGGGTGATCCTGATTCAGGGCCCACACGAGGGCGTGCTGTCCTTCGGTGCCCGGACGATCCGGGCGGCATCCACGCTGGAGTGCACCGCGGCCGAGGTCGCCCGGACGCCGTTCCGCATCGGGCTGCATCAGACCTCCGAGGTCACGCTGGACGCGGGCGAGCGGGCCGCGATCGTGGCCGAGACCCGGCGCGCGCTGGCCGACAACAACGGAATCCTGTTCACGAACTCCGCGCTGGAGGTCGCCGAGTATCGGCTGGACTCCGGTGAGCTGCTGGTCGGCGGCCGGCAGGCTGCCGCCCTGGACGTCGCCCGCCATATGAACATCCCCGGGGCGATGGTGGACGCCGAACCGACCGGCTCGACCCTGGCCTACTCCAACCCCGAGTCACGGAATCAGCAGTGGCTCGACTACGGCCTGTCGGCGTTCCTGGACGCGATCGGCGCCGCCCTGTCGATGGACACCGTGGTCCCGGCCGGGCAACGGGTCGCGTTCGACACCTCAACCCTGACAACGACTCTGGCGCCGCCTACCGGCGCGCCGACCGCAGACTAGGAAGGCTCCAGCCATGCCAGCAACCCCCGGGCGTCACCTGACCATGATCGTGTGCGAGGCGGCGACGCTGACCCGCCGCCGGCTGCGGCTGGTCGCGACCGATGCCGTGATCACCGCGGCGCCGGGCCGGCCGGCCGCGGACCGCACGCTCCGCGGGCTGGCCCTGCCCTACGGCGCCGATGGGCGCACGTCGGCCGGGCTGGTCCGGGCGTCGGCCGGCGTGGTCCGCTGGCCGGCCGATCTCCGCCGGGTCAAGGTGTTCTCCGGGCACGACCGGACCCGGCCGGTCGGCTACGTCACCGCGCTGACCGACACGTCGGACGGGCTGGTCGCCGAGCTGCACATCGCCGCCACCCCGGACGGCGACTCCGCGCTGCTCGAGGCCAGAGAGGGCACCCGGGACGCGCTGTCTGTCGAGCTGGAGGACGTCGAACTATCCGACGACGGCGAGCTCATCGCCGCCGAGCTGGCCGCGATCGCGCTGGTCCCGCTGCCGGCGTTCTCCGATGCCAGGATCGCCGCCGAACAGAGCGCCGGCGGCGACCCCCAGGGCGACGACGA